CAAGCTAGAAACCAAAATGGACTGCTATGACTTTGAGCATCGAAGTAAAGACACGTTAATGCTTCAGGTTCAGCGCATGGGGTTGATGGTTGAACAGGTCGAAGGATTGCCTACATCTCCGCTGTGGGATACTGATAATAGGAGATTTTTAAAAAGATGGAATGAACACAATCAAATATTTACAAACGATATGCCTAATTCAAATAAAATATTAATAACCACAGTATTTGACCTAAATTACAAAGAAGCTGGAAAAACGCTATTAAACACAATTAAGAGATATACCGACTGTACAAACATTGATTTTAAAATCATTACAGCAGACTTAGAAGTAATCAAAGAATTTGGAGCTAAAAACTGCCATTTTGTAAACGATGAAATAAAAGCAAGGTACTCTAATGTTAAGTATAGCGTTGATCTTCCCGAGAATAAATACGCTACATCTTGGTATAGATACGAGATGTTTAATATGGTGGGATATGACCGTGTTTTATGCATTGATTGCGATTGTATTTGCATCCAGGATATTTCCTATCTTTTTTCAGACGAACTTAATGAGTTTGATTTAATTTCTGTTGAAGACCATATTGTTTCCAAATGCTTTATGGCTCACGTTCCTGCTTTAGAAAGGCAGGGGTTAAGATTTGATAAGTTGATGAAGCGAATGAAAGAAGGGAAAATAGATGTTCAGCCAGCTTTATTAGTTGCTAATAAATCAATTGTTAACAAAGATTTTTATAACCGATTAATAAATTATGCCAATACCGCACCATTTTCTTATTCAATTGATGAGGGAGTATTGAATGATTTTATTTACATGGAAGGGCTTAAAATTAAACTTTTGCCTTTGGAATGGGATTACCAAGACTGTTATGAAATCCATTGTCCATCACTTCCAATACCAAAAAATCCGATTATTGTTCATTGTCAAGAATCTAAGCCATTCAAGAAAACTAAAAGCCAAATTGATAAAAGAATGCATAAATGGCATGATAGGTGGAAAGAAGAATCAAAACCTATTCTACCAAAAACGATTGTCGCAATAATTGTATGGAATAGATTTGAGAATCTACAACTTTGGCTTAACTGCTGGAATCAATGCGATAAGGCTGGGGGTGAATTGGTTGTAGTTCACAACCTAGAACAGGATAATGAACGCTATTCAAAATTATGCGATGATTACAATGTAAAATATGTGCCGAGAGAAAATAAAGGATTTGATATAGGAGCTTTTCAGGATGTTTGCAAAGAAAGACTAAAAGGATTTCCCAACAAATGGGAAAATCTTATTTGGATTACTGATGATTGCATTCCAATGGCAAAGGATTTTGTAGGTCAGTATTTAGCACAATTGCAGGCAGGAAATTTACCATGCTATGAAATATCGGATGTGGTAAAAAGACATATTAGAACGACAGGATTTACAGTCACAAAAAAAATTGCTACTGCATTAAAATTTCCAAAAGAGCCGATTGAGAATCGTGAAGATTGCTATCACTTTGAACATAAAAGTAAAACAGCGTTGTATGAGCAGGTTATTGCGATGGGGTATAAGCCTGTCATGATTAATACTGACCTAAAACAATCTGCGCTATGGGATGAGGGTGTTCGAGGTCATCTTAATCTCAAGGGAAAACATGAACAGGTGTTTCCACCATTACCAAAAGGCATAACTCAACTAAATAATAATAGTTTATTGGATAGGATTGCAATCAAGCATAAGTCAGACAAATCTTCTAGGTTTCACAATTATGCGGTAAAGTATGACAGGATACTTTCATCATACCGAGAAACATTTACTTCTATTTTAGAAATTGGTGTTGCTCAAGGGCAATCGGTTAGTATGTGGGCTGATTACTTTGTAAAAGCAACTATTCACGGAGCAGATATTTCACAAGATTCCGAATCCTGCGTTGATTATTCTAAGCGAATTAAATTTCATTTGCTTGACCAACGGAATTTGGCTCAACTGAAAAACATGGAACAGTTTTCTCCTTTTGATTTGATTATTGATGATGGTAATCATTATTGGATGGAGCAGGTGCTGACTTTTGAAACGCTATTTAATTACTTGAAATCGGGAGGTATTTACATAGTGGAAGACACCACTACTTCCTATTGGAATGAATATAGGAATAGTAAAATCTCCCCTGTTGAGTATTTTAAAAAATTTGCAGATTACGTTCATTTAAGCGGTCAAAGAGGTAAAACTCCATCAAATCAACCAGCAGAATTTAAAGATTGGGAAAAAGGATGGCATCGAAGAGAAGATTGTCATGTAAATGTTCCATTATTTGATTCGGTTCAATTTTACAACGGATTTATAGTAATTACCAAAGCATGAAAACAATAGTATTAGGTGGTACAGGGTTGCTAGGTACGGAGTTAAAAAAGTTGGATCAGGATTTGATTTGTCTTGGGTCTGATCATTGTGATATTACTGAAGAAGATCATTTGTTTTACACTTTTAGATGCTGCTCCTTCGACACCATCATTCTAGCAGCAGCCGAACTCACAACCGCACCAAACGTTTCATTGATAACAACCAACATTATCGGCGCATCCAATGTCGCAAGAGCCTGTTTGATTGCAGGTAAGCGATTGATTTACATTTCTTCGGATTACGTCTATCCCGGTACTTCGGGAAATTACAAGGAATCGGATCCGCTATCACCTGTCAATAATTACGCTTGGTCAAAGCTGGGCGGTGAATGTGCTGTAAGAATGGTTCCTGATCACTTGATTATCCGCACTAGCTTTGGTGCATCCAATTTTCCGCATGAACAGGCATACAACAATCTTTGGACTTCAAAAGACTATGTTGATGTCATTGCGCCAATGATTCTTGAGGTATCCAAATCTGATCTTACAGGAATAATCAACATCGGCACGGAAAAGAAAACGATGCTGAACTATGCAAGAAGGCGGAATCCTAATATAAAAGGAAAACCGCTTACCGATAATTCATCTCCAAAGGATTCATCACTTAACTTAGACAAATGGAAATCATTTCACAAAAGCATACAACCTGTCGAGTCTGTGGACACAAAGAGTTAAATCCATACCTTGACCTTGGCAGGATTCCGCTGGCAAACAATCTCTTTAACACGCAGGAAGAAGCTATCAATGCGCCACGGCTTCCGCTAATAGTTGCGTGGTGTGAGAATTGCGGACTATCACAGCTTACCGAGGTGGTGGATGGTGGACAATTGTTTAGCCACTACACGTATCGCAGTTGTGTTAACCAAGGGTACGTGGATCATTGCAGAAGGATGGCTGTGGAGTTGAAGGAAAAGTATGTATTGAATGAGGACACAAGACATTTAGATATAGCAGGAAATGATGGGACTTTGCTGGATGAGTTTAGAAAAAAAATAAACCACCACGTCACCAATATTGATCCAGCAAAAAATCTATGTGAAATATCAAGGGGAAAAAGGATACCTTCTATTTCTGCATTTTGGGGGCTAAGGGTTGCAAATCATTTTAAAGACACCTGCGACCTAATCACCGCAACCAACGTATTTGCTCACCTTAACAATGTTACCGAGTTTCTTGAGGCTTGCAAGATTGCCTTGAAACCTAACGGGGTCATAGTCATCGAGAATCCTTATTGGATGGAAACGATGGAAGGAAACCAATTCGATCAAGTTTACTTTGAACACATGAGTTATTGGTCGATCAAACCAATGATAGCCTTGTGTCAAAAAGTAGGGTTGCATCTTGTTGATCTGTCTTTTCAAGATATTCACGGTGGAACGATGCGTTATGAGATCAGGAAGCAGGAAGGCGAGAAAGAATTGACAGAACTCTATGAATCAAACTATTGGAATAACCTTTCCGATTATGAAAACTGGTCAAGTAAAGTCTATTGGATAAAAGATCAAATCAGCCAATATCTTACAGCTATTGCCAACGGTAAAAAAGTGTGTGCCTTCGCAGCTTCAGCCAAGGGAAACACTTTGTTAAATTTTTGCGGTATTGGTACAGACTTAATCAAATTTATTTGTGATGAAACACCCGAAAAGATCGGCAAGTATTCCCCAGGTACGGGCATTCCGATTGTTGGGCTTCAATCAATAATTGATTACCAGCCTGATTATGTTTTAATTCTTTCTTGGAACTTTAAAGATGAGATTATTACCAAACTGCGACCTTTGATCCCGAATGCAAAGTACATAGTACCAATTCCAACTTGGCAAGTAATATGATAATCTACTCCAATCCGTTCAGATCAGACAAAAATATCGGGAAGGCCTACAATGATTTTATCAAGTGCCTAAATTTACCGGATGACACGTGGATAGTCTTGCAGGATGGTGACATTACCTACCTGACCGATGATTGGGGAAAACGAATAGAAGACTCATTGGCTTTGGATGGTGATAAGTTTGGGATAGTTGGATGCCGAACCAATCGGATAAAACAGGCTTACCAATTACATGAGGGGAAATTTAGTTTTGACACAGACATAAAAAGCCACTATCACATAGCTTTGACCTACAACGAGATAGGGATTGAGCCAATGGGTAGAGGTGAGGTCATTGCTGGCTACTTTATGGCATTCAAGAAATCAACTTGGAAAGCTGTTGGAGGATTCATGGAGAAAAATATTGCTTGCGATGCCATCTTTTCTGAACAGGTAAAAGCAACAGGATTAAAGCTAGGTCAATTAAAGAATCTTTACGTTTTCCATTGTTATCGTATTTGGAATGACACCGAACCTTGGAAGGACAAAAAACATTTGTTGTAATATCAAAAATAGATACCTTTAACGATGATTAAGCTATTAATTAACTACTTGCACTTTCAAAAAGGGGAAGTGATAGATTTTGGTGAAGACCGAAATAGATTGCTGGTAGAAAAAAAGTTAGCCATGTGGGTAAAAATTGAAGACCTTAAATATGCCACCAAGTAAACTGATTATACAGATAGATGAACCGCAGATTCAAGCGGTAACCTTATCCGAGGCGAAGACATGGCTTCAGATGACACCTGATCAGACCGATTGGGATGACTTGATCAGCACTTTGCTTTCTGCATCTATCGACACAACGGAAAAGAATTCGGGGCAATTGCTATCGGTTCGCAATGTGACTATCTCCAACAATCCAAAAGCCGAGCGAGTCTATCCGATTAATCCTTGGGTATCGGATGTGACAACAGATGAGCAAGAGGTTAAGAACTACATCTACGAGGCAGGTTATCAAAATGTACCAATGACTTTACGTGTTGCAGTTCTTCAGCGAGTAGCGACAGGCTTTGCATACAGGCAGAATGGAATGGCAGAGGCGGTTAATCAGGCAATTAATTTATCCATCACCAGCGAGATGAAATTCAGGGAGGACTTATGGGTATAAATTTCGGCTCTTATGATCAGTCCATCACATTCGGAAACTTTGGTTCAACCGATGATGGCTATGGAGGTGCTTTGATAGCTTGGACACCTGTATTAACTACCTTTGCACGAATAATGCAGGTAAGCGGAGGGAATCGGGTGGAGGCATTGCAGTTAACTTTGCCAAGAACCTATCAGATGGGCATCCAATGGCGGTCAACCTTCCAGCCTGATGAATCTATGCAGGTACTTTACCGAGGAGCGTATCACAAGATCAATGCAGTTGAATTGATGGATGAGCGTATGACAAAGGAGTATGTGATAACTATGATCCGAGTTGGTCAAGCAGACAACCCTAATTTTAATGAACCTACCTAATGGCAATCAGGATAACGGGATTGGATCAGGCAATAAAGATGCTCTCGCAGAAAGGGACTGATGCAATTGTTGCGATTGCAGATGAACTTGAAGACACGGCAAAGAAAATAGAAATCAATGCTGCACAAGATGCGCCATCCTATGTTCCTGAGATGCCTGAATTAAAGTTGAATATAAATCAGAGAATAAGGTCAGAACCTTTATCATTTGTCAAAGGTGAGGCGATTGCTTGGGAAATCTTTGTGCTGACCAATCCCGACAACCGAATGGATGATTTTGATGGATACATGGAGTTCAATACAGGTATTCAGGCTGCACAATTGCTTTCAAGATCAGGATACACCGATGAGATTAGAGCATTGGCAATGAAGTATTTTAAGGATGGTAAAGGTACATTGAGAGGGAAGCCTTATTTCTTTCCCAATGTTTTCCGATTCACTGCCGGTTTAGAAAAACGAATAGAAAAAGCAATTAGCGATGCAATTAAGTAAAGAGGTGGCTTCCGATCTGAGAAAGGCGGTAATTGATGCAATTACTCCGCTAGTTGTTGGAGGTGTCACGATTCCTGTAAAGGATAGCTTTCTGAATCCGAATGTTACTCCTGCCAATTATGTAGGCGGTCAGGCTTATGTATTAATTACAGATCAGACCGACACGGAAGTGATAGGCAATAGATGTTCGCCTAGGATGACAGCTAACCTTACTATCGACATAGTGACTAAATTTCCAATTGGTTCATCAGGTAAATTGGCTTCTGAAAATATAGCTTCTTCGATCCGACCGATGGTTACAAAGCAGGTTTTGGTGATGCCATCGGATTGGTTAATAATCGACATCAAGTCATTTAGCCAATCAATTATCGAGCAGGGGAGTACTCAGGTAGCTTATCGAAAGTTATTGAGATATTCCTTTGATATTTGGCAAGTTGCGTAGAAATAAAAAAATCATTTATATTTGATCAAACATTTTGAAAAATGGCAAATACATTCATAGACGGCGGTGACTTCGCACTGCTTGTTACAATAGGAGGACAGGAAAAAGAATTGGTCTGCAAGACTGCATCCACAATCACTTTTTCCAATACATCAATCGAGGTTCGTAACCGATGCACAGGTGACTATTCAGTTCGGATCGCTGGTGGTCAGAAGTCAGGTTCAATTGACTTTACAGGTGATTACAATAAGACAGCAACTCCCAACGTAACCGCATTTGACATTGCTGAGCAGTTGGGTAATATAATCCCAGCGGTATGGGGTGGTACAAATGTCGGTGATGAGATTGTTACAGTTGATGTTCAGGTGAACAACATTTCAATCACAGCGGACACTGATACGCAGGTAAGTTTTTCAGCGACCTTGGACTTTGCTGATGAACCTGTATTTGGGGTTGTAACTACCTAATATGGCAGCACAGTATCATAAGCTAACTTATAAAGAGGGCGAGATATTTCTATATCCCAATCTTGGAGCATTGGCTAACTTTGAGGAAAAAACAGGTATCGGAGTGCTAGATATGTTTTCAAGTAGCGGAAAAATACCAAAGCTAGACATCATTTATGCTTTCCTGTACGAATGTCATAAAGTGGCAAGCATAAGAAGAGGTGAAGCTACTATTACATTTGAAGAGTTAAAAAGCTGGACTGATGGCAAAAATGTTCTTCAGGCTTTCAACCTTTGCCTAAATGATTTGGTGTCAGAATTGGGAGTTGAAGAAAAAAAAACGAACTAGGCAGTTCTGAAGATTCAGAAACTTACAGTTCAAAAGAAATACTACTGCTGATCATGGGGCGAACAAAAGTACCCTATGATCAGCTTTTTTATTTATCAAGGAAAGAACTAGATATTATTGTCAAAGGTCACGAAATTGATCAGAAGGAAATATGGGAGATGGTACGAATGCACGCAAGTATAGCCATCCAGCCACATTTAAAAAAGGGAACAAGTATTACTCCTCAAACATTGATTCCGTTACCTTGGGACAAAAAAAGAACTATAAAAGAAGTGCCAAAAGAAACGATAGATAAAGCAAAAAAATTGGGCGAAATTGTAAGGTCAAAACGAATAAAGAAGAAAGCAGATGGGTGATCCAAAAATAAAAGTAGAGATCGGGGCTAAAATTGACGAGTTAATCAAAGCCCTAAACGATTCCGAATCAAGGTTGCAAAAGTTCGGCACTAAAATGCAGGACATCGGGAAGAATCTTTCTGCTGCTGTTACTCTTCCTTTAATTGGAATAGGTGCCCTATCTTTAAAAGTAGCATCTGATTTTGAGGAAACTGCATCAAAGTTTCAAACTGTCTTTTCAAATATTTCAAAAAGTGCGGAAAATTCATTTGAAACATTACGTTCAGAATATGGCTTGAGTTCTTTAGCAGCCAAACAATTACTTTCTGATACCGGGGATTTGCTGACTGGATTTGGATTTTCCCAGCAGTCAGCTTTAGAATTATCTACACAAGTACAAAAGTTAGCGGTTGATTTAGCATCTTTTACCAACTTTTCAGGAGGCGCAAAAGGGGCAAGTGATGCGCTGACTAAAGCATTAATTGGAGAACGAGATTCATTAAAGGCTTTGGGTATTGCTATCCTTGAGGAAGATGTAAAAAAGCAGGTTGCAATCAACACTGCAAAAGGATTGGTTTTTGAAACTGAACGACAAGCTGCTGCTTATGCCACCTTAGATTTAGCTTTAGCCCAATCAAAAAACGCTATTGGAGATTATTCAAGAACTCAAGAAGGCTTTGCCAATCAGTCTAGGTTACTTCAATCAAGACTTCAAGATTTAGCTACTGAATTCGGAACAATTTTAATTCCATTGGCTACAAAAATAACTGTTGCGTTTACAGGAGTAATTGAATCGTTTAGAGGTTTGGATGAAACATCTAAAAAATTAATAATTATTATTTCAGCTATTACTGCATCTATAGGTCCATTATTGTTAGCGTTTGGCACTTTGATAAAAATTTCTCCTGTTTTAATTACCGGGTTTACAGCACTTACTGGACCAATAGGATTAACAGTTCTTGCAGCAGTTGCATTGACTTCAGCACTTACGGCAGTTGCATTTAATGTGGGATTAACAGATGAGGCAATAAAAAAACAAACCGCTTCACTAGAAATCTATAAAACAGCAAACGATCAGGTAGCTGAAGCGCAGAATTTGGTTAATAAAGCCAACATTGAATACGGAAAAGTAAGTGATCAAGTAACTGAAAAAACAAAAGAAGCAATAAAAGCCAAGATAGAAGATGTTAAAGCTACTATTTTGCAAGCGCAGGCAGCTAATCAATTAGCTGTCGCAGAGGCTAAAAAAGAATCTTTATTTGATATTATTGTAGGGTTTGAGCGTGTTCAAAGGAGAGTTGCGGATGTTCAAAAAAAGGGTGCTGACGAAACTGCCAATCTGACAAAGTTACTTAATGAGTTAACGGTTAGTTATTTGAAAATTGGCACAGCTACAAAAGAAGCTGTTGAGCCAACTAAACAGACTTTTGAAGAATTTTCAAAACTTGCTGATATAGCTAACGAAAAGTTTTTTAGAACACTTGCAGAAGATGCTGATGCATTTAATAAATCACTAGCTGAAACTGAAAGAATATCAAAAAAGGTAAGTGAATTATCAGAAAAAATTGCCTCAGGAATATCACAACCAAAATTAAATACTGATGTAGTTTTACCCGAATCCGCTCCTCAAGAAGATACAGCAAGCAATCCATTTACTGATGCTGAAACAAAAGCATTGGATGCTCAAAGTTCAATTAAGCGAGCAATGGAATCCTTGGAAAAGGAATTAAACGATAGGATACCAACCATTGAAGAACGATTAAGAACTTTTGGATTAAATGTCGATGACATAATTAGAAATAATGTCACAAGTGCATTTATTGACCTTGGCTATTCTATTGGCGAAGCATTGGCAACGGGAGGCAATGTTATCCAAGCAATCGGGAAATCACTTCTTAACTCAATGGGTAAATTTTTGGGACAGCTTGGTGAACAGTTGATAGCATTTGGTGTCGCTGGGCTTGCATTTGGAAAGGTAAGCCTTGGATTAACCAACCCATTTACCGCTATTAAGTCTGCACCGCTGGCAATCGCAGCAGGTGTAGCACTTACCGCAATATCAGGTGCCATAGGATCAATAGGTAAGAGAGGGTTGGGTGGTGGTTCATTTAGCGGATCAGGGGTATCTCAAGGAATGTCCTTTGCAGGTGGTGGTACAGGAATGCAATTTGACAGATCACTTAATCTAGTTGGTGAGTTCAGGGTTAAAGGTCAAGACCTAGTGTATGTTTTCAATGAGGCGAGTTCTAAAAACCAGAGAGGCTAATGGATTACTACCGATTAAAAATCAGAATGGCGGAAGGTGGCGGGGTGATTACCATTAACGGCAATCCTCCTGAAATCTTTTACGAAGCACTAACAACATTGAGCATCTCAGTTACTCTAGATGCAGGGTTTAATTCGGTGGAATGGTTTAGGCAGGGAGTAAGCCTATCGACTTCAACCACGTTCAACTTTACCATGCCTGAATCAGATGTGTCCATCCTTGGTTATGCTTCAGGAGCATTTCAGCCTGTCGATTTGTATGGGTTAAAGTACTATCGGGAATCACGTCAGACTAAAGATAATGGGGCTTGTGTTCGACTTGAAATTTACCAAGATGGGTATGGTGGATCCGATTCTGAAATAGAGATGCAATCCTGTCTTCTTCGATTCGGAACGCTTGGAGGCGACATCCTCGATACAATTGTAGGCAGTTCACTAGACTTTACCTTGGTAGGTACAAATGACCAATTTAAAGAATTTTTGATAGGTGATTATCGGACGTGGAAGACTGTTTTAAAGATCGGACTTGAAACCAAGTTCACGGGATACATTACTCCCGACTTTGTGACCATTAAT